GGACTCTACCAAGTTGATAATTTTGTGGTGTGTTACTTCTATTTTGATGTAATATTCCAAAACACTCACCTAGTTGAATTGGTGAATTTGTTGGTCTAAGACCAGCTGCTCCACCTAAATTTGGAAAAAGATAAGCATCATAAACTGTGTTAATTACATCAGTACTATCTTGAATATCTACTTCTGGAGTTATAGCAAATGTTGAATCAGTACCTTGTGAACCTGGAGGTCCGTAAAACTGAGCTCCCTGACCACCGTTTGCAACGTTAGTGTATGTTTGACCTTGAAGGCCACTCGCTGTTGAAGCGTTTCCAGCGTTTCCAAAGTTGTGAGAAGCGTTTCCTCCGTTTCCTCCAGCTCCAAGTGTATAAGGAACAGTAGCTCCTCCAGAAACTGGTACTTCAAAAAATCCTGTTAATCCAAGACCACCTTGTCCTGCAGGGTGAGGAGAGTTATCGTGATAAGACGTTGCACCGCCACCGCCACCACTTTGTTGAAGTATCATGTAAATATTATTTGCTGCAGGGTTAACAGTAATTGATCCTGTAGCAGGACCAAATTTTGCTAATTTAAATCCAGCAACAGAAGCTCCAGCTGTTCCTGAAGATGCTGCCGTTATTCTTCCCTGAGCATCAACTGTTATATCTGCAGTTGTGTATGAACCTGCAGTTACTGCAGTGTTTGAAAGTTGATTTGGACCAACAGCATCGTTTGCAATTTTAGCTTGAGTTACTTGTAAGGCACTAATCTTTGCAGTTGTAATTGCATTATCAGCAATTTTAGCTGTCGTTACTTGATTAGCTGAAATTTTTGCAGAAGTTATTGCGTCATCAGCTATTGCTGCAGAACCAATACTGCCACCTAAAGTGTCTAAAGAAATTTCGTTTAAATTTGTGCCATCTGCGTAAGCTGCAAAAATTGCTGCTCTATCTAAAGTAAAGCCCGTGCCAGATGCAGTTTTAATTGTTAAATTTGTTGGACCAACAACAGCAGAGCAATCAAAAATGTAAAATTTTTCTATTCCGTCAGGAACAGTTGCAGTTGATGCACCTGTTAATGTCCCTGTAAATTTAATGACCATATTTCTAGCATTAGAAATAGTTTTATCAGTCATTACTAAAGTTACAGCACCACCGTTGTTTAAAGCGACTGCTTCAAAACCAGCGATAGCTTGTTGAATAAGATTTAAGTTATTATTTGTATTATCACCCCATGTACCAGCGTTTTCACCGGTTACCATTAATTCTAGTTTGAGATCTGTAGAATATGAACTTGCCATAAATTTTTTCTCCTAAATTATTTTAATTTTACATTAATCAAGCTGCCAAATCAACATCTGTCCAATTATTATTTACACCAGGATCAACCTCAGCCCAAGCAGTAATATTAGTATTTCCTACTGAAGATGTCATTTGAATGCCTGTAATATCTACAATTCCTGTACCCGTAATAGTCACTGAGCCAATAGATGAACTTAATTGAAAACCAGAAACTCCTTGTTTTTGTCCTGGTATTTCTGCTGCTTGTCCTAGTGACAATGTCATTGCTGGTGAAGTTACAGGTTCTATTGTCGTTTGAACAAGGTTTGTATTTCCTAAACTCATTGTAGATTGAATGCCAGTAACATCTACCGGTGTTTTTAATCCACCCACAGTATTACCTATTGACATTGTAGCTTGTCCTGCACTTGGAGCATCTACGTTAGCTAAACCACCAACTTCTTGAGGTGGAGCTACAGTAATTGTCATATCATCCTCAAAAACTAATACTGTTAAAACAGAATCAACTTTTACAGAGAAAGCAGGATTTGCGAATGTAGAATCTAATTGTAATCCAGTTGGTTGTACTACTACATCTGTAAACGCATTATCAGCAGGGAAATTTATAGTTGAAGTTAATTGTTGACCTAAAGCTTGTGCAGAATATGCACCACCCCAAGCTAAATTACCCCAAGTTCTTCTGCCCCAACCAATGCCTGTCAGTGTAGTATCATCAATGGATATCGCTCCAATATTTGAGTTTGCTTGAACACCAGTTACGTCTACACCTATACCAACAACTTGTGTACCACCTGATATAGAAAGCTCAAATCCTGTAGGTTGCTCTAAAATAGAAGTTCCACCGATTGCTGATGGAGTACCGAAAGCCATTTGACCAAGATTTGTAACGCTTACATTTACATCGACAACTACGGCTTCTGTAACTGAACCTAAACTTATACTTAATGATTGTCCTGCAAGAATAGGTTGTGATCCTGATAAATCACCCCATTCATTTTCACCCCACGTATCACCACCCCATCCAACTTGTAACTCACCATCTACAACAACACTTCCTATTGCAGGTGTTAGTGACGAACCAGTTAATGATAAATTTACTTCACCTTGAGCAGCCCAACTTCCTTGATTCCAATTCATAGCTCCCCAAGTATTAGAAGTTATGTCGAAAATTCCTCCCATACCAATTCCATGAATCCAACATAAATAATAAAAATCTGTTTGAGATGATGGAGTTACTTCAACATAACGAGTCGTTGCAGCATTAAATGTTGTGGTGTTTGTGTAATCAGATTGATTGCTCGATCCATCTAGATAATAAGTTACTCCAGATGAAATTATTTGAGCTTGACTTGTTGTTGTTGAAAAAATTAAAGGGTGATTATCGTTTGACGAATCACTTTGATCAAACCTAAGTGTGCCACCCTCAACCCAAGTTACCGTTCCTGGACCAGTGGCATTTCTTACTCCGTCTAAATAAAAGACGTTGCCAGTGCCACCGCCATATAAATTGCCTGAAGCTACGGTTACAGTATAAGTATAAGTGGCCATAGCTCCAGGACCTTAATTTAAGCTATTCTTAATATTGCAGCAGAGGTTGTGAAATCTGGAAACTGAATAGTGAAAGTTCCAGAAGTTGCAGTCTTATCACTTCCAAAATTTAAAACAGCAACTGCATCAGTAGTTCCTGAACCACCGTCTGTCGTTGTGTTATAAATTAATGCACCTCTTGCAGTAAGAGTTACGTTTTGAAAAGATAAATCAGCAAAGTCAGTTATCGCTACTCCTGATGAAACTTTAACCCCTTGATTTACAAGCGTCCCACCACCTGCTGTATATCCTGATGGTGATGATACTTCGTTTGAAGTAGTATAGTTTTGAGTGGACGCACCTAAAGTTGCGTTTGACGTATACATAGCCAGTTTATATGTATCTGAAGATGTATCAAAGTCATGTTTACCTTGTAATAACTCTTTTTTAAAAGTATTACAAATTGCATTAGTTGTTATTGCCATAATAGTTCTCCTTTAAATTTATGGTGATGGAGAGTCTACTTTTATTCGAGGCACTCCATCTGTATATTCTCCTCGTCTTCTTCTGCCCATTTGTTGCAGAGCAAAATTTTGTACTTCTTCATTATACTTGGAATTATAGAGGTTGTACAGATTATCAGGTCCTTTTAAAAATCTGAATGCCTCTGCTAATACACCATGTAATAACATTGATTCCTGATATTTTGAAATAAACGTATCATTTGTTGAAGTAAAATTTGGAGGATCAATTATATAGTTTATTTGAACCTGATAAGCTTGATCAGGCATTGGAGCAACTAATATATTGAAATCATCCCAATTAGCCCAATATTTTGGGAGGGCTTGAGCTGATGAACTGTTAAATTCTGATATAAAACTTGTGTCTCTTTTTTCTAAAAATGTTCTAGTACCACCAGTTATTACTTGAACAGATCTTATAATCATTAAGTCTGATGGTAAACTTACATATCTGTTAGCTGCCGTAAAATTAGATGTAGCATATTTTCTTAAATCATCGTAATCGACTTTACCCGCAATATCTAATTCAACTGATCTAATAAAATCTTGAATGATTGCATCTGTTAAAACAGTGCTACCAACTTCAGTATAATTTCTTACTTGAGTTATAAAATTTGCGTGTGTTATTGCCATTATGTTATACTCACTGTTATTGAACCTAATATAGAATCAAGTTGTCTTCTTCTATTTTGTAATGATGGGTCTTCAGGAACCATAGATGAAACCGAAGTTGTTAAACCATTTGTTGTTGTTTGAAAAGTTTGAGTTTGAAAAGCAAAGTCTCCTGGTAATGTTAGATTTGCTACACCAACTCTAGCACCTCCTGAATCTGAAACTGTTTGATCATTTGCAAATTCCTGAGAAGGTTGTTGAAATTTCATAACCCTTGGATTTCTTAAGGCTATAGCATCAGGCTTATGATAAGGTGGATCAAGTTGTGGATGTTTAGCTTCAAACTCACTAATATGCACTAAAGCACCATTCCATTCTTTAACCATTTCTCTGTAAGGGAATGCTTGACCTGATCTATCAGAAATAGCTTGTGATCTTTTACCTCTTGCGTAACTCATTATACTCCATCTCCAAAATAAGTTTGTGGTGAAATATAAACAGAAGTTCTAGAGCCATCTTCATTTAAAGCTCTTAATAATTCGTCTTCATAAAGTTGTTTTAATAATTGTATTCTATCTGGTGCTTTTTTTTGAGCTAAATAATAAGCTAAACCTGAACACATACATGGTAAAAATCTAAAAGGCACATCTGGATTATTTGTATACGCTCCTGCATCCTCTATTCTGTTAATAGAGTAATATTTTAAAGTTGTAAATGTAGAAGCATCAGGTGCTAAGTAAACACTTATTGTTGGTTGTGTCTGTCGGTCTACATAATATTGAGAAGGTTGTCCTGTAGATAATTTATTTGGTAAAGCAGAGTAAGCTGATCTATCAATTTTTGTTAAAGCAATATCATTTGTATCTGCAGTCGCTTGTCCTGATATATTTTGAACTACTACTCCAGAAGCATGAGCCACTGCCGTTGAACCTCTAGCTCCTCTAGTTGCACCCGTTAAATCATTAGAAGATTTTCCAGTGTAAGTTATAAACTCAAGTCCAATTTGAATAGTGCCACTTGATGCAAATCCAGAGGCATCTGTCAAAGAAATAGTTGTAGCAGAACTTGTTAAAGCACTTGATAACGTTCCGTTAGCAGCCCCTGTTGAAGATATGTAAGCTTCAAGAACATCGTTAACTTGAGTTGGAACTGAATAAGTTGCAACCCCTGCAGTAAAAATAATTTGATTAAGTTTTACTTTCCAAAGATGAATACCTCTATTACCCCACTCTGAAAATAAAAGATTTAAACTTCTTCTTGCACTACGTATGTCATAACCACTATTAGTTCTTAGACCGCATCTTTCGTATGCTTCCTCAACAATATCATCGATCTGAAGATCGAATGCTGTAGTTCCTGACGTAGCCATAATTCATTACATTAAATCTTTATAATAGTCTAAAGATTTTCCTGGAGGTAAACTCTCATCTTGTAAGCCCATGCCTGATGTTCTAGCTGCACCATAGCCTCTAACAGATTTACCCATAGATGCTTTCATCATTTCTTTTTCTCTAACTTTTTTAGCAGCCATTCCAACATTAGCTTTTTTTACTTTCATATTTTTTTCTATTGCCATACCTCTTTTTTTTTCATAGCTAGATAATTTTCCATCTTTATCTAGATCAGCTTTTTTTGGGTTCTTTAACATTTCTCCTCCTAAATTTTTTCCTAATATACTTTTTTTTAAAAGTTGAAGAAACATGGATGGACTTGAAAGCTGACGTTTTTGTATAAACTTTTGTCCAGCACCAGCGGTGTATTTTTTTTTAACCATAATTCTCCTTAAATTTCTATCATACCACCATAATACTTCTTGGTAAAGGTGCTGACATTAGTTGGTTTACCACCGACTCCTTGAGCCTTACTTCTTTTT